TTCTTTTATAGCATTTAAAAAATTTATTTTTTGATTTTCATCAAGTCTTATATTAGCATCTACTGCAGCTTTAATCTCTAAAGCATCTCTCTCTGATTTTTGTTCTTGTAAAAAAGCAATATCTATTTCATCTGCTTCCATAAACTGCCAAGGAATTTTACGAGTAGTTAAATAGTCTGTTTTAGATTTAAAAATAGCAGCTTGTTGAGCTTGAGCAGCTTCTATTGCAGCAACATCTGATTTAAGTAACGTAGCAAGATTACCACGTTGAAATACATTAGCCATTTTAGCTGTAATTTTATCAGCATAAGCAGGATTCTTTTCAATCATTTCTTCACCAATAATACTAGCTCTTGATTGAAATTCATATGGAGTCATAACACCTTGATTTTTAGCAAGGACTAACTTGTTTGTAACCTCATTTAGTTCCTCTTCAAAAGGTAATGGATCAACATTAGCTTCATCTGCAGATGCTAAACTTTGTTCTAAGAATATTTTCTTTTGTTCTAAAGTATTAATGTTAGAAGCACTTTGTAACTCATAGTCTTTACGTAAGTCTTCTGCTTGTTGTTCAGCATCACTCAGAGTAAGACTTTCATCTAAAGCAACAGCACCTTTAATTGCTGTATTAGCTACATCTAAAACTCCACCTAATTTACTAAACTTACCTGGCATAGCTTTTGGCGTAGCATAAGTAAGTCCTGGTGCATTTTGTTGTATTCTTGTAGTATCAAATGTTGCCATGCTATTTTTCCTCTGTTGATTGCGTATTTATTATAGTACGTAATAAGTTTCTAAGATTTTCTTTTTCATCTTCTGGTACAGGAGCAGTTTCTATAGCTGATCTAAATCTAGCAATTTCTTTACCTGAAAAATCCTTACCTGTCAATAGTCTATTCATATATTTCTTCATAAAGTTTTGTGTAATAGGAGTTTGTTGTCTACCTATTAATGACATAACCTCATTAACAAACTCATTATGCTCTGCTGAATTAGCTATAAATCCTTTGTTATCTAAGATTAGTTTATAAGAAATTAATGCCCTAGATACCTCAAAGTAATCAGGCATACCACCATCAGATCTTCTAGCAATAATCTTCATAAAGCGTTTAGCATGCTCTTTAAGTGATCTACTCCTGTCTGCTTCTGACTTTTGTAGTTCCCATAATAACTTAGTTTCTTTAGTTTGAACACCCCAAAGATTTTGAAAGACTAATTCAGACAAAGTAAAGTCTAAACCATAGTCATGTCCTGTAGCAGAAGCTCGTCTATACTTAGCATCTAACTCTTGTTTAAGATTAATTGCTCCTTTAACTGGAGGTAATAAATCAGATAAAGCTATTAACGAAGTAAGTAATCTCTCATCTTTATGTGATTCTGGATTACGTATCCACATCTCTGATATTTCTTCTGAGATACCCCATGCTTTTTTAGCCCATGAAATGGTAGCACCTACATTACGAGTATCTACATCATCATTCCATATACCTAACATGAAAGCAGAGATAATACTCCAAGGTCCAAATATTTGATCTTTACCACCAAACAATCCAAAACTACCTCCAAAGATAGATTCTGAACTACGTCCATCATTTCCTAAAATATAATCAGCTACCATATTACCTAATATAAAAGAAACATTTGTATATCTTATCATCTGAGCAATATTATAGAATGATTCATTACCAGATTCTTCCATGTTAGTAGCAATATAATCAACCGCACCATACATAGCTGTACCATACATAGCGTAATGATAAGCTATATTTTTAGCACGTTGTTTAGGATTAAATGGAGTAGCACTAGGATTAATTGCTGCTTCATTCATTCGCATTAAGAAAGCGACAAACTGTCCCACAAAACGTAATGAAAGACTATTTTGCCAGCCCATAGTAGTAACATTGGTCATACTGCCTGAGAGTCTATAAGCATCAAACATTATTTGATCTAAGTTTTGTTTAGTTCTCCAATTCTTTCCTGGATTTTGATCTAACCAGTTACGTAGTGCTACAATAGCATGTCCATCCCTACTAATTAATTCACCTAATTCAAAACCATACTCAGCTAATGTTTCAAGTAGGAAGTTAACAGGATTTGTACCTTCTCCTAATTTAGGTATAGATTGTAATCCTAAACCTTGAGTAAAGATATGATCAGATACATTACTAAACCCTGATTCTTTCATTGCATTAACTAGTAAATCATAATCTTTTCCTGTTAATTTAAGAGGTCCATCAACAACATTTAAGTTATCTTGTTCAAAGAAATAATCATGTGTAGCTTGTAAGTCTAACTCACCTTTTTTAAGTTGACGGCTATTAGAAAGTTGCCTTGACATTAACGCTATAGCATAGTATGAGTTTTGTATAAACTCTGCAGGATTTTTACTTACTGTTAATAACCCTGTTAAAGGAGCTAATCCTTGTAAGAATAATTGTTTAGGTAAGTTAACCATTAGTTGCATAGTAGTAACTGTCCTAAGTAATGAGCCTGATACTGCTTGAGGATTTCGTTGAGCTTCTCTAGCATACTTTGCCATCCAAGCAGTATACTTTTTATTTTCAGTTAAATTACCTACTTCATCAGCTAATTTACGTATACCTCTAACTGCTGCTTTAGTATCAATAGCTGTACTAGTCATCTCTTTATTATAGATTAACCACCAATCAGCTCTAGCCTGTCTACCAAACTTTTCATAACCTGCAACATCTTTAATCTGTGTAGCTTCTAAAGGAAACTCAGCCTTAGCCTGCATTTGAGATTCTATATCTAACTGAGAAAGAGGTTTAGTAGTTACTGGATTCTTAATTATTTGGATTCTAGGATCTGTATTATATGTATTATTCCATTCTTTCTTAAGTTGATTAAGTCCTATTTGACCATAAGCCATTTGACCTATACTTGTACCTGTTCTAATAGCAGTTTCATATGGATCAGAAGCTAATTCAAAGTCTAGCTTTTCATTTCTAAATCGTTGTCCTTGTACAGACTGTACTTCTCTAATACGATAGTCAGCTACCTCGTTTAAGGTTAGTTCTCTAGCCTTAACTAGGATGTATAAGTTATTAGGATTACCAAAGATATTTTCCCTAGACCATCTATAAGCTTTAGCTTTAGAGTTTCTCATAGCAACAGTAGAAGCAAAAGGCATTAACTTTTGCATTACCTCAGCTCTAGTTAAACTTTGTATGTCAGTAAGAAGTTTTCCTGTTGTATCAAGAATACGTTTATTGCCTACATCTGCATATTTACCTTGAGTAAAGTCTAGCTCTCTACCATTAATTTTAAATCGTAAAGGTAATGACATTATAGCATAGGTTTCTTCGTGCATTTTAGGCACGTGTCCTGGTCGTCTAGGTAATACATCATTAGGTAATGGCTGTGGTTTTAGTGTACTAAATGTACCATATTGATAAATATCACCAGTAATAGGATCATTAAAGTTACGTGCTAATCTATATACTTGTTGATTAGGCATTTTATCTTTGCCTATAACATAATGAGTCTTATTAAAACCTACCTCTGGTTCCCACAGAATCGCTTTCTGAGCTGTGAAATCCCATATTTGATAAGATAGTACCTCACCTGCTTCTGTAAACACTAAAGGATCTTGAGCTTCTACAACAAACTCTGCTTTAACAGGCATAACTTCTGTATTTTTAATACCTTCAGGAGATCGCTGTGGTTCAATATAGAATGACTTATCATATCCTGCTTCTACTAACATATTACTATAGGTAACATTGTCTGCTTGATACTTAGAGTTATCAAAGATTCGGTAAACTGTTAGTGCTTCTTGTAGTTTATTTACTTCAGTTAGTTCTGGAACATATCCTAAAGCATTACTAATCTGCTTTGGAGATAATTGATTTAATCCATTGTTATCTTGATAAGCTAGAAGTTTAGCTAATTCATTTTGTTGTTTTTTATTTAAACTTTTCTTAATAGATAGTTGTAATTGTCTTTCTTGTTGTTTAAAGTAAGCATTTTTATTTAATTGATCTTGATATACACGTTTTTCTAGTGCTTTATCATACCTACCATAGGTAAACAATTGATTAATTAATCCTGTACTAGATGCAGAAACTTCTGAATCATACAAGAATCGTTGTGTTTTGTCTGTTATGTTATTTGTAGGAAAACGATCAGAAGGTTTATTACCAAAAGAATCTGAGACAGCATCATATAGATCACCATCAGGTCTCCAAACAACTACATAATCACCTGCAGGGTTTAGATTAAAAGTAAGAGTATCTGGAGTAAACTCATTAACTACATTATTAATACTATCTAACTCTTGTATAACTAATTCGCCAGGTCTAACAGCACCTTCAGCATCTAGGAAGTTGTCTTTAATACTTGTTAATGCCTGATCAAATGCAGGTACTATTTCGTTTGCTCTATAAAACTCACCAGGATTCTTTATAAAAGGAATACTAAGTCTTACTCCAGTAGGAGTACGTACAAAAGTAGAGAAAGTATTTGATACAATCATAGGTACTGTAGGAATAATACCATTGAGTGTTATTACTACCTCATCTAAAAGTTCTTTAAGTGCAGGAGTATCTGCTAAGTTAGGGTTTTCTATAAGTGATTGCCTATCTCTAGCAGCTTGCAACTCCATTTGAGTTACCCTAGAAATATCTGTACTAAAACCAAACTGTGTAGATTTAATAATATTACTGTTAGGATCTGTTAAATAATGTATAAGTTGAGGTCTAGTTAATCCAGATACCTCACCTAGTCGTCCTGTTTTATCTTGAATAATACCTTCAACTAAATCACTACCTGCTTTTCTATTAGCTTGATGTAATGTAGATACAGGAGAATTTTCTTTAGCACTAACAGTAGCACTTGCCTTTACTTTAGATCGCTGGGCTTGTCGTTGATTTTCTGCTCTAACTGCAGCTTTTTGAGACTCAGTAGCTTTTCTTTTTGGTTGAGGACCTGTAGTTGTTTCCGTTACTATCTCGGTACCTTTACCCTTAGACTTACCAAACAAAGGTAATCCAAATAGGATTGCTTCTAACGGCATAATAATAGCTTGAGGATCATTAGGACTTAAAGTATTTCCTAGGTATTCAAAAGCTTCTCCAAGTTTAGCAAAAACTCTACCAGCTATAGTATTATGAATTAATTCTTGAGAGTACCCCATTTCTTCTAATGCATCAGCTACAGAATCTCTCCATGTTGCTGTCCAACTTTGTTCATTACGTGCAGTTATTTCAGTACGTAGTTCTGTTAATGACTTAGTATTATAACCTACATCTATGCCTGCTTGTACTAATTGTTCTGAAGGAAAAAGTTTACGTAATGTTTCTTTACCTATGATTTCTTGAGGTGTTATTGTAGCTTGAGATAATGTTTGAAAAAATGTCTGTAAATAATTAGCCGTTTTTCCTATAAGCATATCATAGAACCATACTAACTCTGCTTCTGTACTATAACCAGCAGAAGAGTCTAACTCAAGACCACGTTCTAATTTCTGAGCTACAGTCAATGCTTTATTAGCTGCTTCTTGTTCTGTTACAGTAGCTGTATTTTCTCCAGATACTTTAACATTTTCTAGCATTCTTTCTTTGTATTGATTATACTTAAGTTTGCTAACAATTAAATCTACTTGTTCAATAGCTTGATCATCATTCTCTAATCCATTTTCTAAGATATAATTATTCGTCATATTAAAAATAACTTTATCTTTTATATCATCAGAAATAGTAGATGTTTTTAAATAATCATCAAGAATAGTTTTTTTACTTTGCTTATCTAAAGTAGGATCATCAATAATAGAAACAATAGTTTCTCTATTAGTAAAGTCTTGTTCTTGTTTCCAAGCTTCTCTAGCTTTTTCTATAGTAATAGAATAACCTAACTCTTCTTGTTCTTGTTTAATTCTTTTATAGTTTTCTACAGGATCTTGAGAATCTGAGTCATCTAAAAGAGTTGCATAAAAAACATCATCTTGTGTAGATGTAGGAATAGTAATTGGATCCTGATAATCAGAAAAAGGAGCACCATTATTTAACATTGTTTCAGACATTTATATCCTTAGCTTGTAAAAATATTGGCAATTTTAGGACCTTCTGATAATAAAGTACCACCTAGAGTACTAACACTAGACCACATGTTACTCTTACTTGCTGCAGTATTAGCTTGTGATCCTGCATTAGCAGCAGCTACATTAAATCCAGTAATTTGATTACCTACATCTTGAGCTACATTAATATTACCTAAGTTAGCAGAGGTTTGTGAACCAATAGCACCAACAGCACCAGTGTAAGAAGATGTACCACCAGCACCTAATGCACCCATACTACCTCCAATTTGCCCTTGTTGAATACGTCCTTGTCTAATGGTAGCTAATCTACTTCTTTTTTGTAGTAATTGATTGTACCTATTTCTAGCTTCTTCTGCTTTATTTTGTTGTTCTACTTGTTCTCTTTGAAAACCTGATTGTTTTTTTGCATACTTTTGAGATTGAATCTGACTTGCTACAGAAGTAAGTAAACCAGCCCCTTGCAATGCAGTAGGTAAAGATATACCACTAAATAGTCCACCACTTGCTGCTGTACCAAATCCACCTGTTGCCATACCTAATCCTATTCCAATTGCAATTGGTGCTACTTTTTTTACTACTTTACCCATGTTATATCTCCAGTACTGTTAAATAATTTAATAATCCATCTTCTGTAAGTATTATACCATTTGGCACGGCTTTTGCTCCAAAGACTATGTTAAACTTTCTCTCTTTCTTTGAAGCACAGATACCTATTACTTGTTCTATTCCTCGTTCCCTAAGAATAGTCTTAACTTTTTCTAATCCTTTTAGGTATCTTTTAAACTTAGTATGACTCCAAGAAAGACACTCTATGTGCATTTCCCAGTTATTTAATGCTTCATTCCAGGATATTCCAATAAATCCATTATCTGTTTCTTCGTACAGTATTTCCATATTATTGTGTTGTTAACATAGTTACTGGATGACCCCATCCTAGTAATCTCATATCCTTACCAAATTCAGAATAGATATAAAGGCTTAAACATTTACCTGATCCTCGTAGTTTATTCTTAGTAACTACCATAGAGTCTCCACTAGCAAAGCTACCTGCTCCTGAAGGAGTATAGTTTCTTAGTATCTTATAGGCTTGGAAAGGATTACCCCATTTACCATTAGCACCAGAGTTTGCCCAACCCCATTGAGCTTGTACTTGAGCACCAGATTGATTAGTAAATACTAAATCATCTCCTGATAATACAAATCCATCTTCAGTTCTTTGGAAGTAAAAGAAAACATAAGGTATTTGTTTTTCTCTCATGATGTCACCAAACAATTCATAACCTGTAATTAAGTAACTACTAAAGTTAGCACCAACACTATCCTTAGTTTTCCAATCTACAAAGGTATTATCATTGTATTCAGACAAGGTAAAAGATGTACCATCTATAGTTAAGAAACTAAATTGGGAAGATCTACTAATAGCTACATCATCATCTACAACTACAGTATCCCCAGATGTTACTAATACAGTATCTGTTCCTGCAACCACAGTCTCCTCTTGTTCATTTACAGAGTATCCTGGAATATCTACATAGGCTGCTACATAAGGAGAACTTCCTATTACATCAGATATTTCATTTTTATACCAAGCAGTTAAAGTTAAATCATATATTAATTCTTTGTTATATTTATTAACATAGTTTAGAGTATCATAGCCTACACTATCATTGTAAAGAAATCTAACTCTGTTTTCTTTCTCATCATAGAAACCTCTAGCATTATTCTTACCTGCTTCTGGTATCTCTAAGTAAAGCTTTTGTATAGAGGTCAATGATATAGACTCTGCTGCAAATCGTCCTGAAGCTGTATCAGGTTTAAGTAAGTATATACCAGCTCTTGACCAGTAAATAAAGTTACCATTAACATTAACAATTGCTTTAGAATTAAATACACCATTAGTAGAAATCTTAGAAGCTTGGAAAGAGGTAGCAATAAACCCTCCAGTATCTCCATAGATCTCCCATATGCCATTTTCTGCAAAGACTAGTATAGATGCTTGTGAAGCTACAATTTTAACAATACGAGTGATCTCAGGTATCTGTATGGAGCCACCATCAGTATCTATTAGATCATTAATACCTGGATCAGTAGGATCAGCTTCTTGGTAACAAGTTCCTAAGTCATTATCATTTCTAATAACTTTTGAAAAGAAAATATAACCAGAGTAGTTAGGTGATCTTGCATCTCCATTAGAAATAGTAGAATCTATACCTGCATAAAATAATCGTTGTGCATAAGAAGTAACACTAGTAATTGTACCTTGTTCTTGATCTAAAGGTAAACCAGTAGTAACATCTGACTTAGCCATCCTAGATGTACCTCTGTTAAAAGCATCAATAATAAATGAGCCTTTAGCAATCTGATAGTTAGACTGGGAGTTCTTAACTAGAGTATCTGGATCATACTTCTCATAATCAGCAGAAGCAGTATTAGATATTTTACCTAATGTCCAGTTATCTGCATTACTAGGATATTGTGCAATTTTTGTAAACGTATAAGTTATCGCATCAGCACCAGTACTAGTAACAATGTTCTTGTTCCAACCTTGGTTACGCAAGTTATATTTGTGTTCAGGGCTTAATGTTGTAGGTCTAGTATCTAAGAATAAGTTATCTTCTACACCATAGATATCTCTAATTTCAAGAGTAATCTCTGATTGAGTTACAGCACCTGTAGTAGGTTCATACTTAAGTAAAACAGGTTTAGCTAAATCTTTAGAAACAATAATACAGTTGTTATTAATAACTGATGTTTCAATGTTACTATTAGCTAATCCTGCAATAGTAATAGGAGCACCACTATTCTTAAGATTAGAAGATGGAGAAGGTGTTAACAAATCCATAAACCAAAGTTTATTATTAACTCGTACAATACCTAATGATACTGTCGTATCTCCACCAGGACTTTCCCATTGATGAAATGATTGTTTACCTTCTTTTATATCAGTAGCAGTAAAGCCAGTAGATGTCAAGGTATAGTCTGATTCATAATCAACACCCAAACGTCTATATCGTGAACCATCACGATTAAGTACAAAGTTAGCTTCATCTATAGAAGCATTCTCTGGAAATGTTAATTGATTTGCTTCAGTAATTAGACCTTTAACAAAGGATCTAAAAGCCTTTTCACCCTTCTGAGCCATTCTATTCCTCTATTGTAATAGCTTCTTTCTTAGCCTGTTTTTTCTCGTAACTTACCCTAGCTTTCTCTGCTTCATCTAACTTAGGTTCTTGTTTATTTGAATTAACATAAGTAGCTACTTGTGTATCTACAAATGAAAGTGATGTAAACTTTCCTTCTAGTGACTTAGGAATCTCTCCACCTCCACTCCATTGTAATACGTAATGTGATGTACCTGGTTGAATTACTGCTTGTAAATCCATGGTACCATTTGTTTTATAACTCTTTGCAACATTGGTCATGTTTATCCTTATTTTTATAAATATTTATTTTGCATAGAAGTCATTGTTACTAAACCTCTACTTTTCTTTTTAGTACTTGGTTTCTTTTTATCCATTCTATTTACACTTGAAGGTGTATTCTTACTTACTAATGCTGGATTAACAGGAGCTTTCTTTTTAACTGCTGCACTACCAGGAACAGAATTACCTTTAGTTTTACGATTAACCTTACCCATATCAGGACCTACAGGTTTAAGTTGTGTAGGAGTATAAGCATTACCATCCATTGTACTGGCAGAAGGTTTAGTTGTTTTTTTCATATAAGAGGGAGCATTCTTTTTATCTACAGTATTAGGAATATCTTTAGCAGAGCCTTCTCCTCGTTGAGGACCAGCAACAACTTTTACTGTGTCTGTTTTAAAAGAAGTAGTTTTTCTTCTACGTTGTTGCATTTTTTTTACTGCTTCTCTAATAGCCATTACTTCTTTCTCCCTGTTTTTGTTCTAAGTTGTTTACTAAAACTACCTGGTATATTCTTAAACTTTGTACCATCCATTGTTGTAGATATACCTCTTTTTAATTTCTTCTTCTTTTTTGCACCATAGACATCCCCTTTAATAAAGGGAGCTGTATTACTTGTTAATGAACTCAATAGTTAGGTGTCCTTTTAGTTGCTCTGTTTCTACCATAGTTTGGATACTTAATACCTTTCTCAATCTTAAAGGCATCTTGACTCATTCGTCTTCTTTGACTAACAGAGATCTGCTCTGCTTTTTGATTAGCCATTTGTTTAAGAGTTAAGAATGCTGCAGACTTTGCTTCATTCAGTAAGTAAGTAAACATCTGTACTGGTAAGTCAGGAGTAAAAGTATCTGATAAAGTAAATGCTATAGAACGCTTACCCCAGCATTGTGTTTGACTGTTTTGTAATGTAGTATCTACAGTATTAATTAGTGAATCAAATACTAGAGTTACATCATCAAAAGACGTAAAGTATTGTGGTGCTTTATCAGTAAGTATGTTAAGATTAATTCCTGTACTATCAACTACTACTTGAACATTAGTTGCTTTACTATCTCTACCATCTAAAATATACATAAAGTCTTCAGGACTCTTGTATTCAACTAATTGATATAAGTTTTTATCTGAAACACTTGTTCTACAATTATACTTAATCCATTTTAAGTCTATAACATCTTCTGGTAATGACATATGAGTAGGGCGTGTAGCAGTACCACTAGCATCCATCTGGAACAATTCATATAAAAAAGCATAGTCCTTACCATCAATAATATTGTAGTAAGTTGTCTTAATTATCTGAGCTACTTGTAATGCTTCAACACTATCATTAATACTATTAATTTCATCTGAATCCATATCAGACATGATGTCTTGTGTCATTTCAAGTAAAGTTAACTTAGCCATTATTTTTTAGTTCCTACAATTGAAAGTTGTATAGAAGCATATAGTATTGAGCTTGCTCCATCTGCTTTAGTAAAGATTTCTAAGTAATCATTTGTTGATAATTCAGTAAAGCCACTTAAAGTAATAGATCCCCAGCTAGAAGAGCTGAGTGTTCTAAGAGATCTTGCTCCAGTAATAGCACTTCCATTTTTATATAATGCCCATTCTACCTCTTTATTAGATCCTGAAGCTTGCTCAGTAGATAAAGATATTAAAACATTAACAGATATAGTTTCAGTGCCATCATAACGTATTCTTGTATTAGGAGAGGTTAGTACAGTAAAGCCATTATTTTCAGTAGCAGTAAATGTATTATTTAAGACTGTATCAGATGTTGTAGTACTATGAGTGTAAGCAGGAGTAGTAGAATCAAAACCTGTATAAGCTCCTAAGTATCTACTTAAAGGTGTCCAAGCACCTGAAGCTGAACCATTAGCAACATACACAGTATTATTTGCAGCTGTGGCTACTCCCTTAGGCTCATGCAGATCTGCACCTGTAATTGTTGAATGTTGTATGGTCATGTTATTTCCTGTATTAAATTAGGGAGATATACTCCCCCGAAGGGGAGCTATCTCGTTGTATTACACGTCGTATTTAAATTTAACTACGACTCTAGCAGAACCTGCAGTATAAGTACCTGTAGTTGCTGCTACTAACTGTCCAGCATTAGCACCAACAGTAGTGCCTATTAAAGCACCATCGCCAGCAATAACTTTATTAGCAGTTAAAGCTGCTGTTAGTTTAGCTTCTACTAAACCATCTGCATCAATTGCAACACCTGCTGGTGTATATAAACCAATAGTTAGGTTAGTACCACCAATCCAAGCATCGTCTACATACAAAGTAGCTTCAACAACAGAAGCATTTGCAGGTATAGTTTGTGCAAGGTTACTATTTAGTGTTGCTGAAAGATTGTCGTAGCTAAATGACCACTCCGCACTTTTAACAATACCCTCTTTTGTAGATTCTTGACCACCTAATGAGTTATTAGATGTACGAACCCCGTAGTGACTTGCTACGCCCCTGATAGGAGCTAATTCAATAGTCATATTATATCTCCTAGTAAGTTGAGTCGTCAGTTAAAATCACACCCAGTGTATCAGCACGCTGAACACCGAAACCAAAACGAGAAGTAACTTGATATTTATCAGCTCTTTCTTCGTTGTCTCTCCAACCTTCTGTTTGCGGAGCTCGTCTCCAAGCGTGCATAACAGGTTTGCAAGAGTCATCAGCTACGCACATAAATACGTTAGCTTTATCACCAATTTCAGCTGTATCATTAGCTAGGTCATATGCTGCACCGTTAATAGCTTCTGTTGCTGTAAGTGATGGTAAGAAGTTAGAAGTGTAAATATCCCAACCCATAATGTTTCTTACGAAACGATGATCTCTAGCAAAACCTTCGTTAAGAACACCTTGGAATTGCGGAGTGTTATTAACTACTGATGTTTGAGAAATCAATGAGTTTAGTGTAGCTTCTACAATAGGATCAACAATAGCTATACGACCTGAAGCAGGTGCATTAGCTTTGTCAAATGCTAATTTCATAGATACAAAGTCAGCTAGAACGATGTTACGTGATGTTCCACCAGAACCACCAGCTACCCATCTATGTGGACGACCATTGACTAAGTTAAGATTAGCTACTGTTTGACCATTGTTAGCTGTGCCTAAGAATCGTCCTTCATGGTTTTCACCAAGAGCACGTGTTGATTCCATTGCACGCATAGCCATCAATGTGTCTACTTGTGAACCATCTTCACGAAGATCATCAGATACTTTCCAAGCATCACCAATGTAGTCAGTGATAGTTAGGTTAATAGTACCTGTGTCAATGTTTGTAAAGTTTAAAGGTGTATCCTCTGCTGCATCTTGAAGTGTTACAGTACCAACTGTTTTAATGTTGAGTGTTGTACCTGAACCGAAGTCTGTTACATCACGCCACATACCTTCTGGTAATAAGTAGTCATGTAAGTTATCAAGAATAAACTGAGAATACTGCTGAGCCTCAATAAAGGCAGAAGTATTACTTGTCAGTTGTGACATTTAAAAGTCTCCTAAGACTGTTGTTTAATTTTAGCTCCAGCATTACCCCAAGCAGCTAATAAGTCTTTCGTAGAACCCCCTGCTACCTTTGCAGATAGTATTGCAGGAGTTGTTTGATTACTTAAAGCTTGAGTATTAACATCACTTTCAATAGAACCTGAAGGTGCTTTAGCAAGACTTAATCCTGCTGCTTTTAATACTACTTTAGGGCTTGCTGCTGCAAGCTCATTTAGTTGTGTAACGGATAGTCCCAAGTCATTAGCAATAGAATTGTAAGTCTTTTCAGCTTCTTGACCATACTGACTAGTAAAAGCTTTCGCTACCTGATCAGCATTAGTTTTAGCCTTAGCTTGTTTCTCTCTAATACTTAATGTTTGATTAACTAAATCCATTATGTTATCTTGATTAAGTTCCCCTACTGGTGCGGTCGTGACTGTCGGTTGAACTCCAGACTTGATTTCATCTATAAGTTCCTGAGTAGTTCTTCTCTTAGTTAATTCTTCACGTGCTTCAGCTAACTCAGACTCTAAGGTCTCAATATGCTTTTGAGCATGAGGAACAGATTTAAGAGCATCTTCTGGACTCTGGTACTTTTTACCTTCACCAACTAACGATTGAACTTCGGTCGGAATTTCAAATGTCTCTGGTGCAGTATCTGTTTGTACAGCTTCGTTGGTACTCTGCTCTACAGGTGTTTTAGTTGCTTGTTGTACTTCATCATTCATGTTACTATCTCCTTTGGTCAAGGTAATAAGTTGTATAGTTTTGTTAAAGCTTTTTGGACACCTCTTTGATAAGCTTGATACTCATTGTAAGCAGGTAGTTTGAATGTTTCTTCATCTATACACTTTCTTTGAGATATTGCTACTTGATCATCAAGATAACCTTTTAACTCTTCAATAACTTGTTTCTTTGTTAAAGACTGTGCTTTATCACTTTTTAAATCCATACTATAATTATACCATATTTTTAAGTAAAAGTCAAGTAATACTTGATCTATGTATTACATCTCAGGAGGTAGTTGTCCTTCTACTTGATTGATTTGTTGGTCAACCATTTGTTCTTCCATAGAAGGAGCTGCTTGCTGAGATTGTAAATCTTGTTGTATCTGCATTTTAATCTTTTCTTGCTCTCCTGCTTCAAATAATGCAGCATTATCTTTAATAAATCCATATTTATCAAAACCCATATACTCCTCTACCATTTCGGCTAAATGTTTAGGTGATACATGTGGAGCAATCATTTGACCAATTGGGCTATTAAATACACCTAGAATGTTCTGTAGTAGCTGTGCTCTAGCTGCATAGTGTCTAGCACCTATAGGTCTAATCTTACCACGTGCGGTTAAATCTTCTTTAGTAATAGATAAGAAGTCTTGTACACCAAAGTCATCATCATAGACTTTAGCTAACTCTGGTAAGTTAAGATTCCGTTTAGCAGTTTCTAACATCATGTTAAGAACAGGTTCTAGGAACTCAATCTCAAACTGATTAACTTTATTTTGGAATATTCTACCAGCAGCATTCTGTAATGATTGTACTTCAAAGGCTGTCTTCTCTCCTGGAGTTCTGATACCCATTGCTTCTTTAGGAGCACCCGCCATCTCTTCCATTGTATTCATTAATGCTGCTAGCTCGTTGTTAACTTGAAAAGCTGCAGGGTTAGGTGGTAACATTTGTATATCACCATCTTCTTGTAAATGAATAGTTACCTCAGGACCCCAAGTAAATGGATCTACTTCCCCTCTAACTACCATAGGGGGATGGATAGTTAAGTCTAGTGCATCTGCTTTAGCATTCTCTAGGTGGTCAATACGATACTGTAAACCTACTAGGTTATCTAGTGGTCCCATACCATATAAGTTATCAGGACGTTTTCTCCATGCTACATGAGCTTTGCTGTCATGACCAATGTAACTAGGATTCTTTATGTTTCTTAGAATATAAGATCTGTCAATGATTGTTATAAGTCTATTCTCATAAAGTTTATCTTCATCTTTATCATACCAATCACCTTCAAATTCTAGTATCTCTACCATACCTGATTGATAGTATTCTTGTAGTGTACCAAAGCCATCAGCTATAAATGCTTCTGCTTTGTTTACATCCTCAACTCTAAACATAGAAATAGTTTTTCTAATGTCTACAGCTTTATTAAATGCTGCTTTATTATAGTTTAAGTCAGGACGGGTAGTTAGTTGTTTTTTAAGTTCACCAATAGAGGTTACTTTTCTAGTAAACTTAGGTGACTTAGCAAAGGAAGATGCTACAGGATTAAAGACAAGATCAAATGGAGATATTCTTTTTAGTTTAGGACCATTATAAGTTGTAATAGTTTCTTCAGTAATAGGATCTACATGAGAATCATTAACATACATAACCTCACCAAACGCATTACCATAGTCTATATAGTCATAAACAAGTAAACTAATCTCTTCTCTAAACTTAGACTCTTTGAGTTTAGTTTTCATGTAAGCTTCAATAGCTTTACGTTTCTTCATGGTAGTAGCTTCTTGCGTAGCTCCTTCCCACTTCATCCAGTTGTCATTAGGGAACAAAGCATCCATGTAGTTAGCATGTAAATTATCTCTAATCTGTGTTAACTTAGGAAGAGTAGTTTTGTTTTTCCAAGGAAGAGAACTATTAGAAGTAGTTGTAGTATCAGTAGCAAAGAGATAATTTCTTAACTCTCTCCATTCTGATTCTTTATTATTTCTTTGAATCCACCATTGGTTATATAATCCAGCTAGTGTCTTAGCTAAGTTCTCTGTACCAATTGCTTGTTCTATTTGTGCTACTTCACCTGCCATATTATTTCCTTAATGTGTTATGCCGCCAAATCTGCTATGGGTTGGTAATGGTTTACTAAAACTTAAACCCTGATTTGCTCTTACTTTTGGGACTAAAGATATAGCTATTGCATTAGATAAAGCATCTTTAATATCATCATGAGGTGGGTGTACCATTACTAATTCTTCTTCTAATGTCTGACAGTTACCACCCTTGTAGTGCCATATTTGTAAATTATCATACTTAGGTTCTAATACAGAACCCACTCGTTGTGCTTTATCTCCTAGATGTCTTGTAGGTCTAAACTCATCTATTGACAAAGGTATTCCATTAGGTTTAAGGTAACTATCTTTTAGTTCTTTTACAATCGTTTGTTGTGCTACAGTAATCTCAGCACGTATCTTTCTGAATCCCCATTTTTCCCAAGACTGTAATATGTGTTTATAGTAATCTACAATCTTTTCTGTTTTAAATCTATCTATGTCTAAAATATAATAGTTTGCTTGGTGATCAACACCTACTATTACAAGAGCAGTGTAATCTGCTTGCTTTCTTAAACTAAACGCAAAGTCAATTGCTGCATAGATGTTTAGTTTTCTATCTCTAATATACCAGTCACCTTCTCTATTGTTAAGCACTGACTTATCAAAGTACTGAAAGTTATCTTTATTAATTCTAGCACTTTCTGTTGTATTAGGATCATTGTAATACTGTGCAAAGAATTGAGTCTGATCTATATACTTAGCTTTAATTCTTGCTAGTTCTTTAGAATCAAAACCAAAAGTTTTCCCATCAGCTCTTGTTCGTTTTGCCCAGAGAAACTCTCCGTCTATCTCTACTACTTTTTGAAAGAGTTCATATACCTCATGTTCAGTTTCTTCTTCTTCATCTGTAGCATAATAAACCTCTTTCATGTTTATCATAGTATCATAAATGTCCCTAGGGTGATAACGAGTACCAACAACCCACTCAACTGCACCTGGATTTTCAATAGAAGCAAGTTGTGAATAAGCATTTGATACTTTTTCTCTTCCTTCTTCTGTATACGCATTTCCAGGTACAACAATATCATCAAGAACAACAACGTCAGCATGGAACCCAGTAGTATTTGAGGTAAGTCCAACAGCTTTAACAGTGGCATCGCGTATTCCTTCTAGTTTACGTTGTGGATGATCTACTGCTATCTCTGCTACTGCCCATTTTTCCCGTTTACCTTCTTCAGGATGAATCATATTAGCCCAGTATCTACGATATATCGGTGAATCTATTATCTGTTTTATTGCATAGAGTTGTTTCTCTGCTAAATCTGCTGTTGCTGATACATAGAGTACTGTTGTTTCAGGATGTTTAGTAATATGCCAAGCTGTCCTATAAGCAATGAGCTTACTCTTCATATGTCCACGAGGAAGTAAAACTAATTGGTTATCTTTAGCTTCTGATCTAGCCCACCAAGTAATTAACTCTTCATGTATTGCTCCAAATAATATATGAGGAGCTACTAATTTAATAAACGTGAGTAAGTCTGCTTCAGCAGCTTCCCTGATTTGGTCAATCTGAGACATTATTTTTTCTTTTTAGATTTAGGAAAGCCTGCTTTCATATTAGCATAAGCTTTCTTTGTAATGGTACTCTTCTTCTTACTACGAGAAGTACCTGCTTTTTTTCTTTTATTTATATTTTCGTATAGACTCATGACTTTTTATTGTTTTGTGCAAACTTTCTAGCTGCCTCAACAGAACCAAATCCCCATGCTTTTAATGCTAGTGCTTTACGAGTAGGTCTACCTTTCTCGTCTTTCATAGGTCCTTTCATTCCTGCAAACCTTGCTGCAAAAGATACACGTCTAGGATTAGTTCCTGACTTAACAGGTGCTTTAAGATTAGATCCTTGTGCTTTTGCACTAGCTCTACCTTTAGCATTCAATCCACCTTTAGGATTTTGTCCCTCTTTTCTAGTCCATGCAGGTGATTTAGCCATTACTTCATTTTCTTTTTAGTTGTTTTCTTTTTAGCCATCATCTTTTTTTTGGCTTCTGCAGCTTTTTTCATACCTTCTTTTGTGTACGCATACTTCTTTCCATTTACCATTGGCATAATTAGTTTCCTTTTGCTAGTTGACCTCCAAAGTAAAACTCTATAATTAGAGTTGCCCATTGGAAGATTTCATCAAATTTATACAATCCTTTTACTGTCTCAAAAGTTGTACTCCCACCTATTTCAAATAGTCCTAAAAAACTCCATCCTTCTGTTACTACAGGTATGACTGTTTCTATATTAAATACACCAGCTATCGGATAAATTGCAACCAATGCTAGTATAACAATAATAAGAAATCGTCTATTCCATGCTGCCATTCCTGATTCTTTACTAGCTGCTTCTCTTGCTGAGTCTATCTGTATCTTTTTAGCAGACATTGCTTGTAACATAAGACTCTGTTGTTCATGAGCTTGCTTAGATTTAATTGCTAAGAGTTTAGCAAAAAAACCTAACGCTATTGGAATTATATGTTGTAATATAGTTAGCATTATAAATGTAATGTACTCATAACTACAGCTACTACAATAGCTCCGAAGCCAGCCATAATACCCCAGATTAATTTGTTAAGCATTGCTTCAATGCGATCTAATCTATGATGTATTGTGTCATATCTTTCTGCACAAAGTTTTTCGTGTGCTAATAATTCTTCATGCGGTGTCATTATTCAATGTTCCAATTCTGTGATTGCATTACTGTAATTAATTCTTCTACTGTGGTTACTGCATTGATAGCAACTTCTAACCTATCACATTCTGTTCTAACTGCATCTCGTTTAGTTTCTACTTCAACAGGAATGTCTACACCTTTTTCTGATTTACGTGTTACATACCAATCAGTTTGATTTAACATCGTACCTGCTGTATGCTTAACTTGATTTATCATTGTATGCTTTAAACCATGAGTTACTAATCTTTCAGATGTATTAACCATAACTGGATTGTCTGGATCTGTCTCATCTAATCTTTGTACATAAAGAGGTACACCATCTTCATCAGACTCTTCTTTATCTTCTAATGCTTTAGGATTATCTAGTTCACCATTCCAGTAGTATCTATCATCTGCTCTTACTGGGTCTGTTTCCCATGTAATACCAAGAGCATCCTTGTCTGCCTGTGATGCTTGTCGTAACCAATTACTTGGATACTGTATGTCGTTGTGAGTAAAACCCCTATCTATAGGGAGTGTTCTACCATTTAATTTATAAGCCATTTTTATTACCTCGCTAAAGAATTTTTAAAAGGGTTTTCGGCAAATGCCATGTAGATTACATTTCCTGATGGATTAGC